TGTTATGTCAATGTCTTTCATTGAAAATCTCGTTCTAAATAATATTTGGCTCGACCATTTCTTAATTCCGAAACATGAAATTGACCATAAGCCAGGTGGCATGCCCAAGCATATCGTTTTTCATTATCGGGATAATATGGAGTTTCTATCTTAGATAAGTCTTGTAAACTTACAGGACTTGCAGCATTGGATGGCGCTAGAGTAAATGCTGGAATGCCGTGAAATATTGACTCTGTAGCAGCTACACTATTAAAAGTAACTAATGCAAACACATCGTTGTCTAATGCTTCTTGTAGAGTATCGGTAGATATTCTATCAATGCGTTGGGGAGCACGTTCTCGAACAACGATTTCTCTATCTGTATATTGTTTTAAAGTTTCCACAGTAGTCTGTACCCATTGTTCGAGATCAACATCATAGAATCTACAGGGCTTTTCGTCAGGCTTAGCTATCAGAATCTTTCTGCCATCTTTTTTCCAAGGATTAATTTTTTTATCAAATTTACGAAATCGATCATCGGGCCTGGAAATTATTTCATTATGTTGAAGATCATTCTTTACTATACGGTGCCAATATTTCCAGCCATATGGATTTTCTTTAGTTCTTTCGTTACCAAAATATCCAGTATCCATGTAATAAAAATCTCGTTCTTTCCTCCAACATTTCTGTATGATCTTTTTCTTTAGAATTCCTCGAAGGATAATAGGATCATTGGAATCTTCAAACTCGAATTCGTCTGTATCAACAATATCTTGGCCGCACCCTTTGGCAAACATATTAATATATTCGTCTTCTTTATTTCTACTAAGAAAAATCCAATTACTCATTTTGTAACCTTTATAGTAACCTGCATATATTTGCTTCTAATCAAAGAAACAAATTCTCTATCATTTTCAGTAATCCATTCTTTCAATGCACGATATTCGCCTTGTTCCCAAAACGTGTATTTTCTTGGATATTTCCAATGATACATTTCATCGAAAACAATAATAGTACCTGGGACTATTTGAGAATTTAATAACGATAACACCTGTTTGGTACTTGAATATAAATCTGCATCTAAATGTAAAAATTTTATCGTAGCAGGATTTTCTGTAATCCACAATGGTACCGTTTCACTAAACCATCCTTTTATTAATTTAACATTTTCGTTAACTGATGGCAGTTCATCAACCGCAAAGTATCCCCTAGGAGATATATCTTTTGAACTCATATTCCAATCTTCTGGCAGTCCTTCGAAACTATCGAACCCCCAAACGATATCTGAATTAAAATATGATGCGATTCTGTTTATAGTGTTGGCTGTATGTACTCCAAACTCTAATACTTGTCCTTCGATATTAGCATAAGACATCGCAACATCTAAATGTATTTTTCTATTAGTATTGCCTTTAATACTATCACAATCAACAACCGGTGTATTATGAAATACATTTATTGAATAATTGTGTCGATTGATCATAGATCACGCTGTAGACAGTAGTCTGTATAAATGCGCTCTCTATGCCATTCATCCCCCATTGGGGTTGTAGCAAAATCGTGAAAACTTGGAGTTCCTAATGTATAATGTAATAATTTAGCTTCTGGATTTATACCGTACTCGTCTGGCAGCCAATTCCATTCTTTAGGAAGTTCACCGATCAGATCATCTGTTAGCCAAGTAAATCTATGTACTTGAGCACCGGTAGCGTTTTGAATAAAGTCAGGAGTAACTGATTGGTTAGCAGGATGACCGCAGTTCCATAAAATAACACTCGACCAATTTTTACGAGGGTAATTTTCATTTTTTGAACCAAGATATTTTTCAGTCATTTTAGTCTGATAATCATGTTTGACTACCATCACTGCTTTTGAATCATCACGAAGTGACCACAGCTTTTCTATATCATCGCGAATCAGCATGTCACCATCCATGAAGATTGCCCATCCTTGATAATTCATTAGGTGTGGAACTAGAAATCTAGAATATATAAAATGATTACTACCGTCAGTATGTCGTTCTTTATAGTCTTTCATTATATTCAATGCCAACGGTGCTACAGAGATCGGATGGCTTGAATGTCGAATAATACTGTTTGTACATACGTGGTATGCTACTGCTTCTCGGGGATCGTACCCAATAAAAATTGGAATCATTTTCTTTCTATATCCTCTTCAATACACTGTTCTCCGTATTGTATTTCTACAATTTTAACAGGGACGTCAAACGGGTTAGTTAATTGGTGCCAATCGGCTACCGGCACGTTATAGTCTTCGTGTTTCTTTAAAGTTTTTGCTGGCAACTGAGATCCGTCAGACAAATGACTATTGACTACAGCGATTCCTTCACTAACAATCCAATATTCTGCACGTAGCTTGTGACGTTGCATACTTAGACTTTTGCCGGGATTGACCGTGAGTTCTTTAACTTTCATGCCTGGCACTTCGTGTAAGACACGATAGTATCCCCATGGCCTAGCTGTTTTAGGAGCTTTCCAATCTTCAAGTATCCACGAACTAGAATTTTTCTTATCCTCTCCACCAACACCAAAAACAAATTCTATGTCGGGTTCGGCCATTTCTGGAATATTTTCTGATGTGCGATCACCACCGTTAGCAAAAATAATATGATGGTCAGGATACATCAGTTTAACATTTCGTATTGCTTCGATAGCGTGATTTTCTGTATCATTAAACAGTATACAATGATCTACAGCTTTAAGATTTTGTATAATATCGATGCGTTCAGCACCTGGCATAAATGCTCGGCCTTTCTTTCTACATAGCCAATCATCGGAATTTACCCCAACTACAAGAATATCTCCGAGTTTTTTTGCAGCATTTATATAAGATATATGACCGGAATGTATAGGATCAAACCCACCGGTGATTAACACTATTGTTTTCATGCAGATATTTATCTGCGTACATTACGGTGTGTATTAAAGAGTGGCGTCTTCCATACCCGCGGTTCTTAATTTAATAACGTTGGATAATTGCCATTGTTTGACGTCTAGGGCCTTGATAATACCTAGCCATTTATTACGTAATAGAGCAAAGTCATTGATAATCTTTTCAAAATCAACAACATCGGCTTCGCCTTCTACAAATTTCTCGCAGTCTCTAGAACTTAATGCTCTTTGATAACTTTCAAGATATTTGCGGAAATGTTGACTTTTAAGTCTACGAAGCTCGATGTTGAGATATTCTAATATCGCTTCAATTTCTTGAAGTTGATTAAACCGATTTTCTACGATACCAGGCATACTAGCAGCCGCACGTTCAATATTTCCTGAGATGTTAGCATCATATTTGGCAGATTGTAATTCTACTTCATAATATGCCACGGCATTAGGTATAGCACTAATATCTTTAGAAACTTTATCGTACCAGTTCATTATTCCTCATCTTCATAGCTATCTTCGATTTCTTCGCCATCGATTGAATATTCGATAGCTTCATCTAGATGTGGATCGACACCGATAAGTTCTTCAAGTACTGATTCTTTAATACCATGATCTAATAAAGTATTAACAAAGTCTGAAGCTACATCTTGTCTGTGTTTTTCTGGAATGTGTTCAATTATCACATGCCAAAGATCGGCAATTAAATCGTCTTTCATTCTACGCTCTCCGTTTCAGGTTCAACTGTATTATTAGTTATCTCTGATTGAAGAATTTCGCCATGATTTGAAATATCATTGATGATTTTATCTAGACTACCTTCCTCATTACGTTCCCACGCTTTACGGAATTGTTTAATAACTTCTCCGGTAGAGTGAATTGTATAAACAAGACTGTTACCTTCTTTCTTAAGCATGCCTTTGGCTTCAAACAGATCAGTACAACCACTATACGGATTCATACCAGTTTCATAAGGAATCTTAACCTGCACACTCTCAAATGGTTTAGCGTAGCGTGTTTTCATAACCTTACATGCGGCACGGATACCCTTTACTTCAGTGATCTTATTACCGTCTTCGTCCTCTTTGAGTTTGAGTTTACGCATAGCAACAACGATACTAGAAGCGTAGATAAAGCCTTGACCGCCTGAAATTTTATCATCTGGATCAAACATGTCTTGGCTTGCGTACGTATGATTGGTACATACCATACCAATGTTATATGCTCCAAACATATTAACACAGTTACGAACAAGTGCTGTTAGTGCCTTAGGCTTACGACCCATGTCACCTTTCATATCACCTGCTTGGAACTGATTAACGTCAGTAGGTGTTAACAACATACCCAAGCTGTCAACAATAAACAATACTTTTGGACGATCAGTTTCATCCATCGTTTTGTATTCTGCAATAAACTCAACAATAGTTTTAGCCACATCGTCGATCATCGCCATATTAAGTTTTAGTAACTTGTCTGGACTTGTGTCAACCCCTAATGCTTCTAACCATTTTTCGTCAAGTGCATTTTCTGTATCAATTAAGATAGGATAAATGCCTTGTGCTTGTGCGTTCTTAACTAGGTTGCCTGAACAAATAAACGATTTGCCTGCA